AACACTACGGTTTTTCCGCCGCCTGTAGGAAGTACGGCCAGAACGCTTAAATATGCGTTTCGGAAACAGGTACGAATCCCTGCGACCATTGTATTCTGATAATGGCGTAATGTAATCATGTGGATTTTTTTGGTTATAGTTTTTCTATACTTTTCGCTACTTTGTTCCAGAACGCACGGTCCAGTCCGTCAACAGTGTCTAGTCTTAAGATTTCAACACACGTAATAAACGCCGCCTGTTTTGCCTGTTCCCAGGTAAGGAATCCCAGAAACGACAGAACTAACGCCATGGCTTTTATTTCGTGTTCTTCCATTACGCTGTAGTTTCTTTTTTGGACATAGTGTTAATAGTCTTTTTTAACTTTTCGTAAGTTTCGAACGCTTCCGGTTCTTTTCGCGTCCAGTTAGCTATCGTACTAGAAGGAATCTGCGCAGTTCTGAAAACCGAAGCCACAGAAAGTCCTTTTTCTTCGCATAGACGTTTGATTTCGTCGATCTTTTTTTCTTTTGCCATTTTATGTATTAATTTTAATACTGCAAATATGATATATTATTTTTACATAAAAAAATTTTTTATTCGAAAATTTATTATTACGTTTGTCCCACTATTAATTCATAAACATTTTTAAAATGGCAAAAGAAGAAAAAGAACAGTTTTACACTGGCGAAGGTGTAGACGTTACAGAACGAATCGCGACTGGAAAAACCAGGTTTTTTAAATCGCTAACTTTAGCGCAGTGGTGGGCGGATTTGCGAAAGATCCTACAGATACGAAGTTTTCGACGGTCCGACACCTGGAAAACGACAGTTAATCGGTTACGGAATCCCTCGATAATATGATTCCCAATTATCACACCGACACGTCCGCGATATCTAAATCCGGTCTGGATAAAATAGACATTTCACCTTTAGACTATTGGTGGAAGTATCTACGTCCAGAACGCGAACCATACACGCCAGATAAACAGACGTTATTCGACGACGCCCTACGAATGGCCGTTTTCGAACCTAAATTATTCGCCCACAAATACGTTAAACTTCCGAACCTCAACAGATCGACCACCATAGGTAAATCCGAATTCGCTTCGTTAACAGCTGCAGCACAGGCAAACGATCAGTTACTTCTGCCTGCTTCTGATTTCGACGCTATTCGAAAAATGCAGGAAGCGATTTTAAAACACCCAACGGCGAAAATTTTGTGTACTGCAGGATTAATCGGAACGCCTGTTCGATTCGAAGAAATGAACACAGGCGCGCCTATTAAGTTTCGTCCGCACTGGATACACAACGGCGGAATAGTTGTCCATTTAATGTCGACTAAAGACGCTTCGTTCGGTAATTTTCAGAAGGAAGCCGGTAATTTTAGACACGATAAAAAAGCCGTTATCCAAATGGAAGGAATGAAACTGGACGGAATGGCTTTTATAAACATCGAACCCGAAGCACCTTATAAAATTGGAATCCGTCACATGGACGAACGTTCGCTGTCTTTTGGACGTGAAACGGTAGTTCGTAACTGCGAAACTTATTTATCGTGCCTAGCGTCTGGAAAATGGCCTGGATTCGACGAACGAATACTTCCCGCAAGTTTGCCGGAATGGATTTTTAAACAGTAAACCATGAATCTATCAAACAAACAGGAATTATTTTATACCGAAGCGTTAGCAGGCGAAAATATTTTTCTAACAGGTAAAGCCGGAACTGGTAAATCACACGTTACTAAAGTAGTTATTAAGGCATTTATAAACGCAGGAAAAAACGTAGCTGCTTTAGCACCTACAGGAATAGCTGCGAATAATATCGGCGGCGCGACGTTACATTCTACATTTTCCCTTCCGCCGTTTGGTGTATTGGATTTTAAATCATGCAATTTCGTAAAACCTACGAAACGCCTGGTCCTAAATGCTATCGACGTTATAGTTATCGACGAAGTTTCTATGTTACGTCCGGATATCCTGGACGGCATTAACTGGACGTTAATTAAAAACGGCTGTCGAAGTTTGAACGAAATACAAATTATCTTTATTGGTGACATGAAACAGTTAGGAATAGTCGCCGACGATAACATGGTTTCGGTTATGCTTCAGAAATACGGTGGCTGTGAATGGTGGAAGGCAGAAATTTACGAAAAATTAAACGTCGTAAATATTGAACTAGACGAAGTCCTTCGACAGTCGGATCCGGAATTTATAGAAAATCTTAACCTGGTGCGCGACGGTAAAAAAGGCAAAGACGATTATTTCCGTAAATTCGTAAAAGAAGATCCTGCAGGAATAATTCTGGCACCACATAACGCCACTGTACAACGTTACAACATGGAAGGCCTTAATTCAGTTGAAGGAAAAACTTTCACTTTCGAAGCTACCGTGGAAGGAAATATTAAGGCCGCAGATTTTAACCTGGAACCTACAATTAACGTAAAACACGGCTGTAAAATAATGTACCTGGCGAACAGCAAAAACAATAATCTTTTTAACGGAACTTTAGGAACGTTTCACGTTTCGGACGAAGGAACAGAAGACGAACGATATTTTATCCAGGTCGGCGACGTAAAAAACGCTTTAGAAGTGCGAAAATTTACGAAAAAGGAATATGTATTAAATCGCGAAGAAAATCGACTGGAACTGGAAGAAATAGGCAGTATCGAACAGTTACCGATAAAACTAGCTTACGCGCTTACGATTCATAAATCGCAGGGACTTACTTTAGACGAAGTCACGGTCGATTTAACGCTTCCGTGTTTCGCAGAAGGACAAATGTATATCGCGTTAAGTCGCGTCACTGCACCGACAGGATTAACAATAATAGCAAAACGAAAATAATTTAATTCCGGAGGGATACGCAAAAAAATTATGTCTAGAATAACCAAAGAAATCGCAGAACAAGTCGCTAAAAAAATGACTGAAGACAAAGAAAACGAAATAATTAAAATCAATAAGCAATTAACTAACACCGTTACTGATTTTGTACTTAAAACAATTCCTGAAGAAGTAATCGAATTTAACGAAAAATTTAAAGGTTATATCGATATGCGTTCTAACGTTAGACTTATTGGAAACGGTTGGAACTACGAAAATCTTTCTTTATCCAAATCGATTCCGCTTAAAAAACAAGATTTTATTCCCAATGTCAAACAGTCAGATATTCTTAAAAAATTAAAAGAAGAAGTTTCGGATAAAGAAAAACACCTGCAACAGCTTAGAAGAAAAATAGGTATCGCGCTTTATTCTTTACGTACATATTCAAAAGTCGCTATTGAATTTCCAGAAGCTGTTCCGTTTTTACCTAAAAAACAGGAAACTAGTCTAGCAATAAATATTAACGACATTAGAGCAGAATTATAAAAAAAAAATAATCCTTAATACTGGCGAGTTTACGCAAAAAAATATGTCATTAGAAATAAAAGGAAAAGTCAAAGTAGTAGGGTCTGCAATACAGGTTACTTCTTCCTACGAAAAACAGGAACTAGTAATCACAACGGACGAACAGTATCCACAGACTATCGCTATTGAATTCGCGCAGGGAAAATGCGCTAATGAACTGGCGCAGCTTAAACCTGGCGATAACGTGAACGTTTCGATTAATATAGGCGGTCGCGAATGGGTGAATCCACAAGGCGAAACGAAATATTTTAATTCGATTAAAGGGTGGCGCGTTTATACAATAATGCCGGCACATACTGCAGCACCTGCACCACAGGCACAGGCACCCGCGCAAGCTGCACCACAGACGCAAGGATTCCAGGCGCAGGCAGATTTCAAAGAAGAAGAACACGACGATTTACCGTTTTAATTTTAAAAAAAATAAATTATGTCAGAATTAGCAGTAATAAACGAATCGCAGTCAGTGTCTGTATTCAACAGTAAAGAAGCATTCGAACAGGCGCAGCGAATGGTCGTTCCTTTGTCACAGTCGACAATGGTTCCAGACGCCTATAAAAATAATTTACCTAATTGTATGGTAGCCATGGAAATGTCACACAGAATCGGTAAATCAGTCCTGGAAGTTATGCAGAACATGCAGATCGTAAAAGGGAATACCGGGTGGAAATCAGAATATGTTATTATGTCGATTAACAGATCCGGAATATTTAAAGACGCGCTGCATTTTGTATTTTCCGAAGACAGACAGTCATGTTACGCGACAGCCGTAAGGAAATCAAATAAACAGGAACTTCGCGGAACTGCAGTTTCTATGGAACTAGCACGCGCCGAAGGGTGGCTAGAAAAAAACGGTTCTAAATGGAAAACTATGCCGGAACAAATGCTTATGTATCGCGCAGCTACTTTTTTCTGCCGTGTGTTTTGTCCGGAAGTTTTAGCAGGCGTTCAAACGGCCGACGAAATAGTCGATATCGGACACCTGGAAGTCGTAGGATCTAACCAGTCGATTTCTAAATTTAACGAAGCTGTTACTGCAGAAGTAGTCGAAGAAAATTTCGCGCAGGAAACCAGTTTCGAAGACGTACAGGAAACTGAAGAAACCAACGAAATAGAAGTCAAGGACGCGGAAGTTATAGAACAGGAACAGCCTGCAATGAATAACGCCGAAGCATATAAAGACGAAGACGACGATTTTTAATAAATCTTAAACCTCGCGAAGTATAGGTAAATCGCTAATTATATTTATGGGAACACCATTCAAACACGAACTAGGAATCGAAGCAAAAGATATTATTACGGGATTTTCAGGAATCATAATGTCCAGAAGTGAACATTTAACAGGCTGTAATGTTTATAGTATTTCACCGAAAACACTTCAGGAAGGAAAACTGGCAGAAACGCAGTGGTTTGACGAATCCAGGATCGAAAAGATAGGCGAAGGCGAAAACGATCCGACTTCTGCTTCTGACAGAAGATAAATATTTTCGAAAAATAACTATAAAATAAAAAACAAATTTATTATATTTACAGCCTCATGGTTTTGGGTTTTTTGGTTAATAGTCATTAAAGGCGGTCTTCGGATCGCTTTTTTTGGTTAATATACCCAATAAAAAAAACAGCTAACGTATAGCTGTTTTTATTAATTTAATCGTCCATACAGAATCCAAAATTTCTGCGGTGCATGTGCATTTCTTTAATTGTAGGATTTCGCGTCGTTTCGAAGCACTTATGGTAATATTTAACTTCTGCCAGTGTGGTTTCTGTAATATCCCAATTTAACGCGAAATCTGTATTTTCCGAAGCCTGTTTAGGGTGCGTTCGTGCTAATGGCATAGGGATTAAACATTTCTTTTACTGGTTTTGAAACCTCGCTTTTTTGTGTCGCATTAGCGAATGATAAAGCACCGAACAGGATAATTCCTAAAAATAATTTTTTCATTTTGATAAAATTTAAGTTATTAATAATGTGCAATATAATAAATAAATCAATACGCACAAAAAAACCGCCACAAAATGGACGGTTTTAAATCACTATTCTAATCGACTAGCGGAATAGTTCTGTTATTGTGGAATTCGTTTAGCAACAGATTTTAAAACTGCCTTCAAGTTAGTAGCGTAATTCGGATCTGTTGCATAACCTGCCTTCGCTATTTCTTCAAAAAAACGCGGTGGATCAGTTTTATATTTTAACGCTTCTTTGTATCGTGGATTTCTTTCGAAAAAATTAAGATAATCTGCGAATGATAATTCCGCACTGGCGTACTTACGAAACCAGTCTTTAATTTTATATTTGAATTTATTAACCGCTAATTTTACGACAGATATCTTCACCGGATAATTGACAGTCGCCGTTTTGTGGTATTCTGTAGTAATAATTAACTGTTCGTTACCGTTAACACCGTCGGTGTCTTTTATTCCGAAGAAATTGTTTCCTACGGCTTTAGCACCCCAGGCACTTTCTGCCGCGCCCGCAGTTAAAGGAATTAAAAAATCAAATCCCTTTTTTGCCGCAGCTTTTTTAGCTTCTGGCAAATAATTTTTTATATATAATTCTGGTGTCATAATCCAATCCATTTTATATATGTTACTACTCTGTAAGGATTCATTACATCGAATGCAGTTCCGTTTCCTATTGTATTTGTTTGCCCTACGTTCGCCTGTCCATTAACTCCCGCTAACAAAACATCAAAATTATTTGATTCTTCGGTCGTTGTATTTGCTGATTTTCTAGCTACAGTATTCAAAGAAGTGACTGGATTTTGTGCGTCTGCATCTGTAGAATTAGCAACAAAAAACGAGTGAGCTGGTAAGTTTGGAACGGTTAATGTTTTCGTTTTTCCGCCGCCAGTATTTCCAATCGATCCGAATGCAGGATCGCCAGTTAACTGTCCAAAAGCTGTACGCCCGCGCATTTCGGTTACTTCTGCCCATCCTGCGGGAATATTAGCCACAATATCATTAAATAATACCCATCCTTTACCGTTGTTTCCTTCAGTTCCTAAAAACGGAGCCATTAACGAATTGACTAAATCGTATAAATATTTCGTGCGACTAGCCAACTGCGACAATGCAATATTATCAACACCTTCCGGACCACCTTCTACAGGATCAGTCGTTTCAAATTGACGGATACCTGATACCCATCCTAAATTCTCTACTACGTTTGCCATATCTTAATTATTAAAATGAAATAGTCCAGTTTCCGTTCAAAATGATATCGGAATTTTTATTAATTAATTCGCGGACCTTACGCGCGAATAGTGTATCGTCGTCACAAAGAAGGCCGAATTCGCGAATAGCTATTCCGTTTCCTTCACCTGCGCCCAGTTGCCAGTCAAAACGCACTGAAGAAATAGTCGGATAAGTAACCGCGCCCAGTGCTTTAGTGAATGCGCCAGTAATAGCAGAATCTGTCCCTACAGGTGCAGTTCCGTTAGTTCCGACAGACAGCTTCGAAAGTTTTTTAGTAGAAGACGCCGCGCCTAGTAATGCCATTACTGCAGTGCGTCCGTTATTAACTACCAAATTCGCGTCGACATACGTTTCAATTATTTTGCCGGTTTTAGCGCAAACGACCTGCAATTCGAAACGGCCTTTTAATGGATTTAATTTATCTGTATTCATAATTTTATACGTTTACTATATTTATGGTTAATGTATCGTGTGATTCTAAATAACGAGCCGTTCCGTTTCTTGTTATAGTTCCGTTATGGAATCTAGCAATATATTCCAGGTCTTCGTCGAACGTTGGTGCTTCGTATGTTATATTAAGAGTGTCATTCAGTGCGTCTAATATGTCCGAAATCGCAATAGTGTAAGCGATACCTTCAAGATAAGAACGTGCAGGTTTGTAGGACAGGATTAATTTAGCTAAATAAGTCTGCGAAGTTCCTTCTACACCTACCGTGTCGCCTAGTTCCGAAGAAATAGAAAAACGCGCCCAGTCTGTATCTGGATCGCCAGTGTCGATTCCTTCTACTAGTGTAGCGTCCGTGTATCCGACTAATAACATAGCCTGTTTTATGGCCCACACAGTCCCGGAATATCGTTTTAATTCGATAGCCTGTTTTATGATTCCGCGACGCTGTTCGTCTGTGGTTGCAAGTTTATAACCTGCGAATCCTTCGATATCGAACTGGTGCGCTAGATATGGAAGCGCAGAAGGCGAAACAGTATCGACAATATAAACCAGAAGGTTTTCTATTTCGACAGCGTTAAAACGATCTGCAGCCACGGCGTCAAAGGCGGCCAAATGTGGAACGCCTGCGATAGAATCCGGAAGTATATTTTCGTTTGTCTGGCTCATTATTTATATATTTCTGGGTGTATTCGTTTTAATAAACGAAGACCTACCAAATCCTGAAGAACATGTGTAGCTTGCATAAATTCGCCGGGACGTTTTTCGCCTGGAAGTTCCATATATAAATTATATGCTTCCTTTAATTTGTTTAAAATTTCGATTTCTTCTGGCGTTAATTTTTCTTCCATAATTTATCCTGGATTTGTACCTACTACGTTAACGGTTATACTAGAAATGTCCGCGAACTGCGTTTCGGTTACTACTAAATTAGCTGCGGGCGTAGGGATTGCTGCGTCGTAAACACCTGCAACCATAGACAGCGATCTGATCTGATTAACGACCACGTCCTGTCCTAATAATTTTCTTCGGCCGTCGCGATACGCTTCTAGTGCAGCTTCTACAATTGGAACGACGTCTTCCTGTGTGGCCGATTCGTACAGCGTAAGATTAACGACTATCGAAGTAGCTACTGCAGTAGGCGAAAGTACTTCTACTGTATCGCTTAACGGTCTAATTTTGTCGGCATTCAAAACAGCAGAAACTGCGTCCAGAATTTCGGAAGGCGTTACCGATAGTCCTTCGACTAAAGGATAAACACGAACCGTTCCCGGTATTTCTGGCTGTTCTGGAACTGCTACGTCGATAATTAATGGCGACGCAGAAGCTGCGAAAAATTTATATGCTTTTACTGGTCCGGCATTAGAAAATCTATTCGGTGCCAGACGGATTCGTTCGCGAAGTTGATCGTCGGTTTCTTCGTCCGATCCACCTTCAGAAACTGAAGTATTTTCGGCAGTCGATAAATACGGCTGCGGATCTAGAATAACAGAAACAGTTCCCAGGGCGTAGTCGTTTCCTAATTTACCGGACTGCTGCGCGATTGCAATAACAGAAGCTGTATTATCTGCAGTCAAAACTGAAACGTCCTGGATAAGTTCAAAAGTAACGCGTCCGTCAGTTGTCTGCACGCGTAAACCTGAAGGGATAACGATATCGCCGTGGCCTTCAACAAGTGTAAGCAGAAGTGTAGTTCTGGCAGACTGCGAAGGAAGTCTGGAAACGCCTAGAAAGTCGCCCAGATAGTCGATAATTGGAAAACGGGCGAACGCTAACAGATTCTGCTTTGCTGCGTCCTGGATCTGATTTCGGACTAATAGTTCGCGATAAGGAAACGTTCCGCCGACTATTAGCGTTTCAATCTGTGCCGGTTCCAAAGTTCGTCCAGTTCGCGCTTCGTAGTCTGCGATACATTCCGCTATTATGGTGGCGGGATCTCTGTTTATAAATTCCGGATCCGGAAGATTGTCTATAGCCATTATTTAGTATTTTTTTATTTGCTTTTTACAAATGTATGTATTTTTAATTTCACTATTTTAAAAGCAGGAATTATTTTCGTTCATTGCTTTAGCTATCTTTTCGATTTTATTACCTAAAAATTTAATAACGCCTTCAATTAACATAGTGATAAAATCCTTTGCCTTACTTTCTTTGAAGGTCATTATCGATTTGAAGCAGTGAAAAACCGATATCGATTCGGTTATCATTAAGACCTGGATTATTTTAGTCGTTATTTCGGTCATGTCTTTATAACCTAATCCCTTCGCTAAAGTTGCTACAAATAAAACCAACGCTAGTAAAGTAAGTTTTCTTAACAATCCGAAAAAAAACATTTTAGTAGAAAAACTTAATTCCGGAACGACTACCGATTTAACGGCCCCGAAAAACATATCGAAACCCATAATAACAAAAAACCAAAAAAGTACTTTTTCGTTTATTTCTAAAACTGCTATTAGTGCATATAATACTGCTGTGATTTGGTTTTTATCCATTATTTTAATTTGTTGAAAAGTGACATTACAAATATTAAAGCCGAAATTCCCAACAATCCGCAGGAAATTATAGTCGTGTATTCGCTATCGGTAAAGTTAAAAACTATTGCTAAAAATCCAAATAAAAAATAAAAAGATAAAAACAAAGTAGCTAATATTTTTCTAAAACAGAACCTTAATTTTTCATTCCACAAGTACAAAGAAAATAAAATTAAAAACATTTCTAACTGTGAAATCATTGGATAAATTTTACAGGCGTAGTTTTTTTCGTATCTTAAAAAATACGAAATAATTTCACCGATAAATATTAAGAAAATTGAGTAAATAAGAATAGCTTTTTTACTTTCTTTTACAAATGTGGCTGCCTGATTAATCCGGCATTTTAAACCACAGGGCGGAACTCCTGGCATAATTTTAATTTTTATTTATTAATTGATCATTTATAATTTGGTCTTTTTTTGCGGAACCAGACGAATTTCCGAAATAGTAATTCATTGGGATTTGTTGAGAAGCTACAATAGCGATTATAATTTGCGGATCTGGTTTATGATTTGAAAACAAACACACAAAAAAATAAGTGAATGAACAAATCACAACTATTAGTGCTAAAATCGGTTTTATTAGTTCTTTTGCGTTTTCCATTTTTTACGTTGCTTAAAGTTAACTATTAGTTTATCTTTCTAATTCTGCTGTCATATTTATTTGTTTTTAAAATGTGTTATAAAATTTTCCTGCTCCTGCGTTGTATAATTGTGTTACTTCTATTGAAGTCAATTCTTTATTTTTCCAAATTGCTATTTCGTCTATTTTACCTTTATGTTTTAAAGAATCACTTGGCGACCAACCATTAATACCAGCAAAAACACTAAAATTTCCATTATTCATTCGTGTATAAGTACCGCCACTATTACTATTAGACGCTACATTTAAAGCTCCATCAATATAAATTTTACCGCTACCAACCGAACCGCTTCCGTCGTCTGTATAAACTACGTGATACCAAGTACCAGTTGAAAAAAGACCCGTGTTTGTTATTATATTTTGAGAAATAGCGTTGTTATTATATTGCAACTTTGAAAAATAAATAGCTCCTGACAAATACATTAATTGCCATTCGTCTCCTCCAGTTGTTGCACTTCTTTTGTTTAAAAACCAATTACCAGTTGCAGAAAAAGCGGAAAAATTAACCCACATAGACATTGAAAAAGGTACATCTGTTGTTCCGTTTGTAAAACTGAAATCATTACTATCGGCTATTGTAAAATAATTCAAAGAAGTATTATTTGCAAAGTCAATGCAATTACTATTTTTACCACTTGGAAACGTTGGAGAGCCAAATACCGTTCCATTGTGTGTTCCTGTGTGAATATCTGTTGCGTTACTTGCATCAAATGAATAGTAAGCAACTAAACCAGTTAAAAAGCTAGTACTTGGTAAATTAGTTTGTTTAAATATAAATTTACGTCCCATTATATCCGTGTAGTTTTTAAAGTTGCCTGCAAATTATTTAAAGTAGTGGGCGAAGTTACTACCAAAGTAATTTTGTCGCCTATAGCTACCGTGTTAGCTGCTGTGGCTGTACCTGTTGCTATAGTAGTGCTAACACTTACTGCAGAAATTCCGGTTACATTTGTTCCGTTTATTTTGACAGCTACAGTGCAGGTTCCTAGATCACTAATAACCTTTAATTCGTTAATGGTATATGCGTAATTTGCGTATAATTCTAAAACATAAGTTTGTGCAACTATCGAAGTATTACTGTCCTGAAAGGAAATGCTTTCAGTAAATGTTTTTGAAGCGTAAAAAGTATCTGCTTTTGACTTAATATAACTCCAAACATTTAACCAGGTTATTTTTTTAGATTTATTACTGTCTGCGCTATCGACTATATCTGTTAAATCTGCATCTACTAAAGTAGTTTTCGCTGTTAATCCATTTATAAGCGCACCCAGGACAGTTTCTGTTAATGCGGCCTGTTTTGCATTTAACGCAGATTGCAAGTCGGTTTGTGCGGATAAAGTTCCAGTAATAGAACCCCAAACAGCAGCAACACCACCACCAGAACCAACGCTTCCAACTACAACCCAGTTTGCACCGTCGTAAACTAGCCACATAGAACCAGTTAAATCACCTGCAGCTACTGGCGTATCGTAATTTTTTAAAATAGGATCGTCAGATAAACCGTTTAAATTCATTCTAGCGACACCAGTATTCGGATTTTTAAAGGTTGCTAAAAAATAGTATCCAGTTTCTAAAGAAGTCAATCCTTCTACGGTCGCCGTATATTCGTCTGTTCCTTCTGCGATAACGCCTAAACTTCTAAACGTAAAAGTATTACTAAACGGATCGTAAAAAATAGGCGCGCGCGCTGTAGGCGAAGAACTTCCGCCGGTATTAATTGAAGTAGCTATAGCGATTAAAACTTCCCGCATTTTTGCGGGATTTATAGCTAGTATATTATTGTCGATTATATAAGTATTTATTATCGAAACTAATTCTTCCTGTGTATATGCCATGACTATAAATTAATTAAATCCAAAATCGAAACCGTTACTAAAATTCCTTCCGATAGGTGGAACTTCCACTTCTATTTCTGCCTGCCTGTCTATGTAAAAAAGTATTTCCGTCACTTCTGACGATTCCAACAAAGTAAAAGTAAGCGAAAAATCAATTCGGGAACCTGAAATTCTGTGCGTAAGGTTTTTTATTAAAATACGCTGTTCCCATTTGCCTATCGAATCAAGTATTTCAGCCGCTATATTAGCTACAGCAGTCGAAACAGGTCTGTCTATGAATTGCCAGATATCAGATCCGAATAACGGATTTAACGGAACGCTGCCTTTCGTAGTTGTTAATATGATACCCACGCACTGGCGTATGTCTTCGATTCCGGAAACTACCTGTCCGATTGTAGTCCTGGATAACTGCCAGTTTGTAGCGCGAATGTCCTGTAATTTTGTAGCCATTTTTTAAGGTGTTGCAGGTCCAGAAGTTCCGCCGCCAGTTTGTACGCCTGTATGTTTGTGCGCGGCCAGATCTATAGTTCCGTTTGTTATCGTTGCTCCTTTAAGTTCGCCTGTAGCTTCTAAATTTCCGCCAGACATAGAAACACCTGGTCCAGATATCGAAGGCGCAGATATCGAAGCAGCAGCTACTGCGCCAGATACCGTCATAGATCCAGAAACAGTAACAACGCCTTCAATATTTACTATCGGCGAAGTAATTTCCAATTCGTTAGAATCGACACTTACTGCTATCGCTGTAACTGCTACTGTGTCCGCATCGACAGAAACCTGCTGCGCTTCTACGCTTACAGTTTCGGCTTCGACATGGGTTTCGCCAGTGGAAATAATGTTTACTTTGCCCTGTACGTTTATATTATATTCGGACGTGTTTTTATTATATTCGATAAACGAATCGTCCGAAAATTTCATTCTGTAAATTCCTGCACCGCTGCCAGATCCTGGATTCGTTTTGTCATTGAATAACGCGCCCAGGATAACACCTTCGACAGAATTTTCGTCCATTAAAACCGCTACCTGTTCGTTAATATTGAAAGTAAAAGTGTCTTTATCCTGGATCGCAGCACGGACCAGAACCTGTAAAGGTGCCGACACGATACCGTCGTCCAAAAAAGTTACACGGGCGTAACCGGTAACTGGATCTACTTCTGTTATATTTCCAAATCTTAACATTTTTCAAAAGTAATAAATTTTTATCACCTCTTTACATAAATTCCTGTATTATCACCTGGTTTTTTGAAAACCTGACTTTCGCGAAAAACAGGAACGTTATTCGGCTGTGGCTTTTTCTTCTTTTTAGTGGTTATCTGCGTAGATTTAACAGGCGTCTGCAGGCGTTTTATTTCGCATTCCACAACACGTCCGCCGCTTTTGTCTATTTTGTGGGAACTGGTTTTAATATTGTATTTTCCCGAAAGTTTTCCGATACCGTTTAACTGGAAATTATTTCCTGCCACTGCCAAATCGTAAAATTCCGAATTCGATATTTCGATAGTTCCTTCAAATTGATTTGCTGCTGACAGGTGCATTACTGCTTTTGCTTTTGCTTCTGACTGCTGTTTATTTTCAGAATAAGAATAGTCGATTTCTTCGTCGCCTGACTGCGTGTCCGGATATTTATAACCTTCTTCGGCCTGCCATTCTGCATATTCTTTGTTCGCTTCTATTTTAGCGTTTCCTTTTGCGCTTCCGTGAACAGACTTCGAAGTTTTCGGTGCGTCGGATTTGTCTTTTAATGAATATCTAGCCAGATCTGTAACGTCCAAAATAAAAGAAGCGTTTCTTTTTTCCAAAGTATAAACAGAAGTAAAAGTAATTACCTGGTCCCGAACAGAAAAAACGATTCCATAAATTCCGGCTATTCGTTTTAAAAATGCCAGGTCGGTTTCTTTATTTTGAGTAACGCGGCCGATAGTTATTTCCGGGATTTCACCCTGTACAGTAAGATTATTTTTTACGGCTATTTTATCGACGATTTGTTTTAACGTTTTGTTTTCGTGTGCGTCAGATTTTTTAGTTCGAAGACTGGATTTTATACCAGTAGCCATTCCGCGAATTTTAACTACAGAAGGCGGTCCGTCTATGCCTATTTCGTCAATTTCAAAAACGCCGCAGTTAAGAAGTCCCATAGTAACCGTAAGTTTTGCGCCTTTTTCTGGATACCAATTATTTTGCCATAAGGCGTCCACGTCGTCCACTTCGATATCTATTTCGTCAGATTCGCCGTGCGTTTTGTCTTTATAAGTGATCGACAGCATATATTTAGCTATGTCTGCCGTAATATTTTTAGTGTTATAAAACACTGTAAATCCAGTTACAGGTACTTCCATTTAATTATCGTTTCCAAGGTGGTAAAAGTTCGCTGTCCAGTTGTATGTCCCCGTCTTCCAGTATTGGAATTACTAATCGCGTTCCTACTTCTAGGACTGGCGAAATAACTACGGATAAATTAGCTTCGATAATGCCTTCAATTAGTGAAGCGTCACCGTAGGCCTTAAAAGCGATAGTGTCCCACCTGTCGCCCTGTTTTACTACATATTCAGTAAATGCCATGTTATTTTCTTCTAATTATTGACTGATTGCTATTATTTATATTTGCGTTTTGCGCTATAGAAATGCTGTTTCTTAACTGTTTAGTAAGTTCCTTAAATGAATTTATGTCCGAAATCGGCAAAATTCCAGTTATATTTTGGACACTAGTATAAACGCCCTGTAAAGCCGAAGGAAGCAAAGGCGCGCCAGTGCTTAAATCCTGCGAAAAAGATATGGCAGTCTGAACGTTTGTTATATTCTGTTCTATTTGCTTTAAAACCTGGCTAACTTTTCCGGAATAATATTCAAATGTAGCCGGATTTTTTTCTGCAGCTTCTGCGTGCTGTTCTATTTTTAATCCGGAAGTTTCCATTTTTGATATATCCGCAGTCAAAGAAGTAGCAGGCGAAGGTTTCGGCGGAATGATAGATCTTACTTCTGAATTTCTGGATTTGGTGGCGAACGCGCTGTTTTTTGCCTGGTCGTTAGATTCTCGAAGCGGATCTTCGCTAAAAGATTCTAAAAGTTCCACCGACAAAGAAACAGAAATTAAATTCCCAGAAGGATCTGTAAATTCTGTAGTTTTCGTAAAACTAGGAATAACAAAATTTCCCAAAACCTTACCTGTTCCAAGTATAAGCGGAAGGATTTCGCCGTTCTGCATATAATCGCGCAAAATAGCGATATCCGCTTCCGGATCCGTGAACTGCGAATGTAGTAGCATTTCAAAAGAAATAGTGTCTAAAACGTCGCCCACGCGTTCCAGACGTGGTTTGCTTTTGATTCGTTCATGCTGTGCGTAATTTACTGCGAAAGATTCTTCTAAAGAAGAAAAACCTTTCGAACCTTCGAATCTTATAGTTCCTAATTGTGCGTACATACTTCAAATATATGTTATTTATTAATACGAAAGTCTTTTTTTACGTTCCAGTGCTGCTTCTATTTCGCGAATAAGCTGTGGCGTGTATGCCTTCAATTGTGATAAGATGTCCTGCGAATTTCCGCCGGCACTTATTACAGGCGCAAAGTTTATAGTCATTCCGCCACCGCCAGTAGATCTTCCGCCACCGGAAACAGGTTTTATTCCTTTAGCCATTCCGCCAGAAGCTGCAGCTAGTGAAGGCGAACCTTTTTCGATTCCTTTTTTCGCACCTTCAGTAATATTCACGCCGTAATCCATGAAAACTTTAGACGGCGAAGCGATTCCTAAAACGTTTTTAAACGTCGAAGCTATTTTAGATCCTATTCCTTTAACGTAATCGAATAACGCTGTCGCTTTTGCTTTTATTCCGTTCCATAAACCCGAAATTATATCGACACCTAATTTTAAAAATATTTTAGGAAGAAACAAAATTCCATTTATAAAGCCTAAAAATATTTTTTTTACTTTATCCCACAACCCAGTAAAGAAACCTGAAATTTTGTCCCAGTGTTTAATTATTAATCCGTGCGGTGTGTAGTTAAGAAATATATTTTTTATCCAGTTCCAGGCGTTAGAAAACATAGTTTTTATTCCGGCCCATAGGTTCGAAAAAAACGCAGAAACTTTGGACCAGTTTTTAATTAATAAATAACCCGCCGCTACTAGTGCTACAATTCCTATAATTATCCAGGTTATAGGATTCGCTAAAAATGCCAAATTTAAAGCAGTTACTGCAGCAGTCATTCCGCCAGTTATTCCGGCACCTGCTGCGGTGGCTGCAGTGTAAGCTATAGAAGCTACCCTGGCTAATTTATAAATATTCATTCCGAAGGCTATAACTTTAAACAATCCACCGAAAACAAACGAAAGACCGGAAACAGCTAACGACAAAAGTCCTACTTTTCCGACTACGCCTGTAATAGTGGAAACCAGTCCAGAATTACGCTGCGACCAGGCGTTAAATCTATTCGCCGCGTCGCCTACTTGCGTCATTATTTTTTGAACTTGTGGAAGAAGCGTTTTTCCAATTGTTTCGGCTACTTCTGCGAACGTGACTTTCATTTTGTTAGCGGAAGTGGCTGTGTTTACTGCCTGTCCCTTAACCTGTGCTTCGACTTTCTTTAAAACATATTCCTGCGCTGCGCCTAGACCTTTGGTGGCCTGGATTTGCTTAATTAAAGGAATGTCCGATTTGTTTAACGCACCAGTTCGCGCTAGTGCCGTAGCACCTTTAGCAGGATCCTGTAACGCCTTACCTAATAATACCGCGTTTTGTGATGCTTCACCAAATCCGGCGGCCTGCAAATCATAAGCAGCAGCGGTCGCACGATTAAAAACACCAGAAGCGCGCGCGCCTTCGTCAGATACACGTTTAAACGTGGCTAATTTAGACTGGACCATTTGAATTTCTTCGTCTTCGACGCCGATCTGCATTTGTAATTTACTGGCGTAGTCTTCCGCTTCTTTTGCCGCTTTGTTGGTAGTTTCGCCCATAGTCTTAAACGTAGATTCCAGACGTCTGTTAGCGATTTCGCTGTCTTCTGCAGCTTTTACCGTAAGGCCTAATCCGGCTATTATTCCGCCACCGAATAAACCTGCGCCACGTCCAAACGCGAACGCTTTATCGCCCATTTTCGAAAGACTACCGATTCTTTTTTCGGCGTTTGCCGTCATTCCAGAAATTACGCGGGACGCTTTGTCGGAAGCCGACAATATTAACGCTACTTCGAAAGATTTTTTAGCCATAATTTTATAAAAAAGCCGCTACCGTTATTCGGTACGGCCTGTTATTATTCCTTTGTTTCGTTTAGTTCGTTGTGAACTTTGACTGATTCATTATACCAGTAGCATAATTCGTAAAGTTCCCATTCGAATAAATCAGTTAACGACGTGTTCGAAAAATGCGCCAGAAAAACGAGTTCTTCCGGCTTTAAGAGAAAAGATTTTCGAAGTGTGCGATCATAGTCATTACGTCTTCGCCGTCCATTTCGTCCAGGTCTTCAATCACTATTTTTTTTCCGTCTACTAAACAGGCTACAGTTATAATAGCAAACTGTGCTTTAGTGACGTCGCCGTCTACAATACGCTGCGCTTCGCGAACGTGTTTTCCTTTGAAAGGTGTTTTTTCTACAATTAATCCAGATACTGGAAGTTTAAACTTAGGATTTTTTTTGGCCGTGTTAGCTTTTTCGTTAGCTGCCGGCGTCTTTGGTTTTGGTTTTAAATCTGCCATTAATAGTATTTAAGCGTTAATAATTATTTTAAACAAATACCGCCCGAAGGCGGCATGTATTTTTATCCACCAATATTCGAACGATAAGTCGCGAACACGTCTACGCCGTCCACGCTGTAAACGTTTGCCAGTGCGTCGTAATCGATAACTTCTTCGCCGTCGATTTCTAATTTGTAAGCAGTACAGGTTAACTTCGAAGTAGCTTCGACGTTATCGTGCTGTTTGTAGTTACCTGCAGGGAAGTTTTTAGGCTGTACTGTAAGATAAGCAACGCAGGGAACTTCCTGTGTTAATCCGCTAGAATCGTAAGTTTCCAAACTAGCGCGAACCTGTAATTTCAACATTTTGCGCGGGTTTGCGAATTTCTTTAAAACGTCTGCATAAAAAGCATTCCATTTAATGGTAACTTCTAATTTATCGATTCCGGAAAAAAGTTCCACTTTACCGATTTGGCCCAGTGCTTTATGTTCGGACATCATAAAAGTAATGTCTGGAAGGTTTACTTCTTCCGCCTTACCTAATTGGGACGCGCCGTCTACATAGACGTTTGCGTTCGTAAGTCTGTTTACTACTATAGCCATTATACTAACTGTGTTAATAGGTTAATGTCAATTACTGACTTGAATGTGATACGTTCTGCAGGTGAAGCACCGGCGAAACTTAATTCAAATACTACATGTCCTGCAGCAAGTTCTTCCGCCGAATTATCCGCAGGGTTATAAATAACCTTACTTCCTGGCATACATGCACCGCGACCGATAAGCGTTTTGAAAAAACCGTTACCAGTGTCGCGAATCGAATCGATAAGGGCCTGCGTAAGTGCTTTGTCAATAAATTGAAGCGAAGCCTGTTCTAGTGATTCGTGTACGATATCCGCCAGTCTTCTAATCGGAATAAAATTTTTCTGATTTGTGCTAGTAGGATAAGAAGCAGATCTGTTTCCCCAGGTGCGTGTCCCAGTTCCATAGCCTGTAAACGTAGTAGTGATTCCGACAGAATTTAGAAGGTTTGCTTCTGTGTCTGCGTCATTAACCGAAGCCGTAACTACGAATTCAGTTCCAACAATTCCGAAGATCTCATGGTTTGAAGGCGACACCCAGTAACCTTCCGTGTTGTCTACTCTAGACATTACACCGGCCATAAATGGACTATAAGGTCTATTTTGGTTTGAATTCGAATCCGAATCGTAAACGCTCAAATGTGGCATTAATAAATACGCACGATCCGAAGACGTTTTAAAATTCATAGTCGAAGCCGGACCGCGACCTGCTACCGCAGCAGTTACCGAAGTCCCAGAAGGCGCATCGATTAAAGCGATAGCGCGATATTTTGGAGCCAGTGCGATTAATTCTGTAGCAACTGCCGGAAGTTCGACAGATACCGGAGCCAGTAATATTTTTGGATAAAACCCAAAAGTATTAAAGATTAATTCCCAGACTTTTGTCCCAGTTCTAACGCCTGAAACGTTAGTTCCTACAATTTGCGCAGCTGTAACTGTTCCGACGTCTAATTTTTTGTATGTGAATTTAAGAACTAATCCTTCAGAAGCCACAGCAGATAATGCTGTAAAGTTTCCGAACGCGTCCAGTTTATAATCCACGTCTGCAACACCTGTAAAAGGCGTAGTTCCGTTAGTAAGAAAAATATTTACTGCACCAATAGGCGCGGCATCTAGTTTTAATTTTCCGTTTGTGATCGTTTTAGATTCTAACGTCGTTTGCGCTGTGTTAGTCGTACTATCAAAAGTATTAACTACTACAACAGTAGCAGGTCCCTGTTTGAAAATAGCATCTAACGCCTGCGGGATTGTAAATCCTGGAAGCTGCTGTCCAAATTGTGCCGCATCGTTAGGCGACAACACCAGGACAGGCGTATTTGCTACGCCTATTGGTGCAGTTCCTACTAACGCTATCACAGAAGATCTTACGACTGTAACTGGCCTTCCGGCCTGTTCTATTTCTATGGTTTCGACACCGTGTAAATAAGCCATTTTTATACTGTTTTAAATTTGTTTAAGATTGTGGCGGAACTATAACCGTTTCGTTTCCGTCTAAATAAGTGATTTTTTTTAATAATACAGATAAATCTTCGGTAAAGTTTTCAACATGTAGGCTAGTGCCTTGAAAGATAACGTTATAATGCCAAAGATTGTCTATTTTTTCCGCGCCAGGATTTCCGATAATATGGTGTTTAGAAACCTGTAATCGTTTTACATTTTGTGGGCGAAAACCTGTTAAAGCTGTTTTTACAGCAGAAGCCAAATTCAAAACGCCTTTGGGACCATATAAAAAAGTAGATCTAATTAACACCTGGATAAAAACTTTTTCGTCCTGCGCTATCTGAGCAGTACTGTTAGTTCCTTCGTATTCGGATCCGGCAGCTATAACGGTAAACCTTACTTCGTTGGGTGCGACTTGTGATTTTTGCGCTTCCGTTTCTGGAAGACGTTCCACTACGATTCCGATTCCTGCAAATGGCTGTAATCTTTCGACTACTTCGTCCGTTAGTTCTTCGTAATTCATACCAGAATATCTTTTTTTATTAATCTAGCCACAAACGTATCACCGTCGTATTTTGTTTTAACTTCACTTACAGCAAAATATCCTAAAATATTTAACGGTTCGTTATGTTGTGAAATGGTAACAAATTCCGAATTCCCAGTGTCGACAGATTCTTTTAAACCAGGGAAAAATCCTTTTCGGTATTCCATGAACGGCTGATCTGGATTCCATGAATCTATCCCGGACAGTTCCTGTTTTTCCGAAGGATCTTTATAGCCTACCTGTGCGGTAAGTGAAATTTCCGATTCGCTCGAAACCCAGGTAGCATCGTAACCCATTACATGAGTAACTACGTCAAAGACCTTTGTTTTAAGCGAATCGAATATATTTCCCATTTACTATCTAGCTAAAAGAACGTTAACAGTTCCCGCGCCGTCTGCTGCAGCTTCCCAGGCATAACCTAGAAAAACGTTAGATCCTACAGTCGTTCCTGCTTCACCAGAAATAACATATAATTTCGCGCCCTGAGTAATAGCGCCTGAAGCTACTTTAGGCACAGCGTAAACGCCGCACATGTTAACTACTGCGTCTTCGCCTATAGCGTAAGATCCTGCAGCTATTCCTGCTGTAGCACCTACAGTAACAATAGCACCAGAAGTAATCGCGCCCGCAATTGCAGGAACTAATAATGTTTCGCCTTTTTGAACAAAATTTTTCATTCTAATTATTTTTTTATGCGGATTTCCGCTAGTTATCTTTAAAGTTATAAAAGGGCGACCGAAGCCGCCCAGTTTTTTAAGTCAATGCAGCACCGTTATTTCGGTAAACACCGCGCCAGTCGATTGCTTTTGCAGCAAATACCATTCTGGCTTTAATTTCGATCCCGTCGATATTGAAACCTTCGCGCTGTTCGATAAATAATTCTTCTTCGCCGTCCAAAAACGCATATTCGACAGTGTCGATTTGGTTTGGATCTGCAATAAGGAACCACTGTAAACCTGTGATATTACTATCTACTACAACCTGCAACCCTAAAGACTGCGCCAAAGGCTGTCCCATTTGACTGTTAGGTGTGTAATTTGCAGAAGTTAATTTCATAGCGCGCGTAGCGTTTTTCGGTCCTACGACTAAAAATTTCGGCGTTACGTTGATAAGATCACCTGCAGCGTCTTTTTGCTGCATAAATAACTGATAAGCTACGTCCAAACTTCCTTCGGTTAATTCAGTACCACCTGCAGTCTGATTTGCAGCTGTTCCTGTAAAGTTACCGTGGTCCGCATGGAATAATGCTTTTCCGTCACCCATAGCCGCGAATCCGTTAGCTAAAATAGTATCATATACTAATTTAGTCTGCTTAATAGCAGCTTTAGAAGCGAAAGACTGTGGAATTCTGTTGAAAGCCGATAAATCGTCGTTAACAATAGCTTCCCAAGTTACGCCGATAATACGACCGAACTTCCCTAGTTTATAGGTTTCGCCCGCTTCGCTTAAAGTAGCGTATTTGTATTCTTCACCTTCTTTTACAGCTAGTAAATCGCCTAAAATTTCAGACAAACGTACTCTGGAAATCGGTCTGAAATCTGCAATACTTGCACGTCTGGCCCATACCATAAACGTTCTAGGTTGCTGCGCGTATTGTGCTAGCAAAGTACGGTTAACCGTATCCAATAATAATAAAGGAAAATCGGTAGTGTGGTGTAATCCACGAACTTTTCCACCAAGTGCAGCTGTAGCGATTTCGCGGGAAGTCATTCCACGCGTATTCGTTCCTGCCAGGATAAGTGCTTCTTCCGCAAAACGTAAGAAACTCATTCCTTTGTAATCCGAAGCTGCTCTAGCGTTTTCTTCACCCATAGCAGTAGCCGCAGACGGATTAACTCTAATAGCTAACGCGTTAGCCATTGCAGCGCGTTTTTTATCTGCCGCTGTGTTGTCCTGTCCTGCGTTTGGTTTCGCATTTAATGGATTTCCTTTTTCCCATTCTTCTAACGCGCGCTGTCCTGCGATAGCTGCGTCTGTAACGGTTTCGTCTTCGATAAGGGCATCTGCGAACGCGTCCGGAAGTTGTAAGGCGCGGACGTGCTTTCTGATCCCTGAAATTCTTTCGCGTTCAGCTTTCGCTGCGGCCGAACGGGTTTTTTCGGCTTCCGCCCTTTTTTCTTCTTCAGTCATTGTACTGTTTTTATTGTTATTATTATTTTCGGTTTGAATTTCGGTAGTTTCTTCTGCTTCTTCCGTAGTTTCTTCGGTTGCAGGTGTTTCTTCTGTAGTTGTAACTTCTGGCGTAACGTCTTCGATAACGACCTGGTGTGCGGGTTCGTTTTCGTTATTTCTTACACGTGAATTAATGTCGGCCTGTACAGGCGTGAACGAAATTTCTGTGGCTTCCCATTTTGTAGCGCGATATTGTGGACGTTTGTCTTCTGATCGTGTTACCTGGTATTCAGGAACATTATAACCAACAGAAACACCTGTCACTATTTTGTCCCTTACTTTTTCCATTAATTTCGTATCGTCTTCGGTGTTACCGAATCTGATTTTCGCAATACCTGCGTTATTTTCAAATCGAGCAGATTCCACAACACCCACAACAGTATCGGCTGTTTTTCCGTATCGATTATGATTATCTAGTGCAGGCGCACCATTATTCAAACGAGTTAAGTCGCCGTTTTCTGGCATACATACCAGAATTTCGTCGACCATTTCGTATGCGTCCCAGTCGAACGTACGGACCGCAGTTTCTGTGGCGAAAATAACTTCGACAGTTCTGTCGGTTTCGTTAAAACTGTCGGCGACAAATTCTGCGCGGGTTCGCTGCGTAGGAATTTGTTTTGTGATTTTTTTCTTATCTGACATGCTACAAATATATTATTTTTTTTTATTAATTAACTTTTTTATTAAAAATTTTTTACTATAGAATAAAATATTACGCCGGTGCTTCTTCCGAAGGTGGCGGCGTTATAGTTATCGGACGTCGAATATTTCCTTCTTCCTTCCAGGCCGCGATCACTGCGTCGCCCATATCCGGGAATTTAGCTAATGTTCTGAAATACTTTTCGTCTTCTGGTGTAGGCGTTATAGTACCGGCACGAACACCAACGCCGTAAGCGTCTAAAACTCGTTTAAGATCTTCTGCGTTTAAAGTTCCTGCAGCATCTGCGGGCGTGTTCGGATCCGAAGCGATTTTCGATTCGTTTTCGATAATCCATTCGACGTCGATTCCTGCATCTTTAAACATTTTTTTATCAGTTTTTATTTGCTCGAATAAAACGTCTGGATTATAACCGCGACGTTTGCAGGCTTCTGTCCATGATATTAAACCGGTTTTTAGTTCTAAAATTAAACCGTTCATTTCCTTAACTGGATCTATCATTTCGCGTCCCTGTGGTGTCCAGTCTGCGCCTATAGTTCTATTAATAGTTCCTTTAATTATAAGCCCTTCAACAAACCAGGTCCAGATTTTTTCGCAGAACTGCGGAATAAATAAATTATACTGCCAGTCTTCGATCTGTCTTTGCGCTTCAATCCAACCCATACGGCCAGAACTAAAATTTACACCCGAAAGGTCGCCGGTGATTTGTTCATAAGTAATTCCGTAACCTGCAGCGTTTTTCTGTTGGTTTTTAGAAACATATTCGGAATAATTAGAAGGCGTCGGCGGCTTGTTAAAAGTAACTTCTTCGCCTGGTGCCATGTGTTGGATAAGTCCCGGTTCCAGGTGGTCGACTGAACTGTCTTCGTCGTCACCGCCCAGTCCGTCTTCGGCCGCAGGTTTTGTAGTGAAGGCGACGTGGCACGCTGCTACTTTTTGCAGCATTAACTGCGCGTCTTCGTAGTCCGCCAGGTCGCGCATGTTAAGCATGGCAGAAGTTCCGAAAGGAATTCCGCGAACCTGTTCTGGATATTCTTTATAAAAAACCTGGATAACATCGTCAACAGAAACAAACTTCGGAGCCAGTCGGATAACGAATTCGTTATTCGGGTTATACTCATAAAGCCAGTAACCTACTTTGCGTCCGCGTGCGTCGAATTCTACGCCCTGCACGATATAATGATCCGGGCGTTCCGTTAACATGTATCCGGATTTTTGGTGGTCGCACATGTGCGGCGACATGACCTGCAATTTAAACGGGACCAGGGATTTTGCGTCACGCTGACGAACCACAAAAATTTCGCCCTGCATGGCTATATTTCGCATAGACATAGACTGCATCCCGTAAAACTGAAAAAACCCGTCGAAGTCGCAATTTTTAACGAACCATTCCCAGGCCGCTTTTACTTTTGTTAATTCTGATTTTGACAAAGGTTTTTCGCCAGGAAGTGCGACGGGCGTCGGCATAATTCCTGTTCCTATTACGTTATTCTGAATAGTTCGAATAGCTTTGAATATAGTAGAATTATTTTTGTATCCGTCGATCGAACGTTCACGAAGTGCGGACAGCGATTTCTGGATATCCTGGTTTTGATTGTTAGATCCGGAACCAGACCACCCGTCGCCACGTCTTCCACGTGTCGCGCCGTCGTAAGATCTTTTAGCGGAATTTAAAACCTTTAACTGCGCGCGAAATTTTGCACGATCTAGTCCTGCTTTTGGTGAAATAAACGAAACTGCTTTGTCTATTAGATTCATATATTAACGTCTTCTTCTGCCGCATTCCGTCCCTTTAGAAAAAGAAACGTATTTACGGCCGTTATTTTTATTGTTTTGTGGGAATAGACATGCTTCCATTAGCATCTGTAAACGAATCATGTCGTCCAGACTTCTGTATTCCACGGTTTTATCACCGTAAACCACCTTCGTAGCACCTAGCGCGACAGCTTCTGTTAAAGAATTATACTGTTCTATGGTGTATTTTGTGCATGCCATAAGATAAATTTTGCAGTAAATATATAAAATTTAATGTCTTTTATTCCAGAAGTCTGATTTTTTTTTCGGTGGCTTTTTTACTGAAGGCGTTTCCGGTGACTTCGAATAAACCCTGGAAGTAGATTTTATCTTTTCCCAGGTGGCTTCTTTAAATCTGTCGATACCAATTATAAAAGCCGCCGCCCTGGCATATATTCGAACGTCTAACGCTTCGTTTCGTTCCTGTTTTTTAACCCACTGATAAGTTACTTTTCCAGTTTTTTTATTTTTCAACATTTGCAGCTGTTCGGCTGTAAGCATTTTAAAATAATTACGATCGTATTCTGGAAAATGACAATATCCCGCCGGATAAATGTCTGGTCCGTTTTCTACTTCTATAGCCTTCAATTTTAGAAATCCGTATAATTCAGATTTCAACATCGACACACCTAATCCCCAAACTTTAGCGGATCCGATTTTTTTTCCAGACTTCGCCACGTTTAAAACTTTTGGATACGAAACCATAACGTCCAGACTATCCATTCCCTTAATAGGAATTACACGATCGTAACCCATAGTCTGGCAAAAGTCGTAAACTTTTTTAGTATTATATCCAGAATCGACGCAGGTTAATTTTATAGGCATAAGCGAACCGTCCGCGTGTTCGAAGTGTTTATTTATTAATTCCTTTAACTGTTCCCAGACATCGTCTTTCGAAGTGTCACCGACCAGTACGTTATACTGGATTGAATAAGTTATCCTTCCAATACACCACCCGACGACCTCACATTCTAAACGATCGACCTGGACGTCTACACCCATAGTTAAAAAATAAACGTCTTCCGGTACGGTTCCAATCTGGTAAGATTCGCGTCTGTTATAAAGCGTTTCAAAATCTGGAACTTCACCAGACACCTTAAAAGTTTCACCCAGTACAGTATTAACGAAAGTCTGTTCTTTGTTGGTGTCGCCTTTAATTTTTAAAAAGTCGCGAACGATTTCTTCCCAGGAATACATACCCGCAGGCGAATATAACGACGACACATGGAATCCGGTTTTTCGCGGATCTTCAGAAACAGCAGTCGATATCCATTTCGCTCGACCTTCTTCTGAATATCCTTCTTCTTCGAACATGGCCGTTTTGTCTTTTTCTTCATGAAGGCCGCCGCAATTCGGACAGGCTAGTTTTACAGTTTCCGGCTGTCCGTCTGCCCAGGTAAGACATTCGAATTTTAGAATAAATAATTCGCTGCAGTGCAAACATGGAACGAAATAATACTGCTGATCTGTGGTTAAGAATTCGGCCCAAATAACAGAAACGCCTTCGTTCGTTGGTGTGGATATCATTAAAATTTTTCGATTCGCAAAAGTCCTAGTTCTGGCCCTAGCTAGTTCGACAGGACTTCCTTCTTCACCTGCCGACAATGGATAACGATCGACTTCGTCTAGCATTAATTTAGCTATAGGCGTACTACTTAACGGCGTCGGTGAATTCGCGCCGACCATCATTAAAGCACCACCGGGAAACGATTTGTTATTTATAGTATTTTCTGCGTCTTTGGATCCGACAGCTTTTATTCGTTCGTTCAATACTGGACTGCTTTCGATCATGGGTTTAATTCTGGTCCGCGAATTCTTTTTAATCGCGTCGTCCGTCGGCATAACTAACATAAACGGCCCAGGGTCTAAATGTATGGTGTAACCGACCCAACAATTCCCCAGTTCAGTTCCGCCGACCTGGGAAGACTTAACGTAGATCGTTTCCTGGATATCGGAAGTTTTTCCCAGGGTGTCCATTATTTTTCTATTATACGGCATTCTGGAAACACGATAGCGTCCTGGTTCCGCAGAAGAAGCAGAAGTCAGAAAACGATATTCGTTCGCCCAATCCGAAACCGTCATTAACGGAACCGGACGAAGGCCGTCGGCAAATGGTTTTAAAATTAGTCTGCAGTCTTTGTCTTCTAGTAATTCAATCATTCAAATTTTCGGTTTTGGATATCGGATAACAAATTCAAAGTTTCGTTAATTTCTTTTTCGAAAAACCGATCTGCTTCCTGTCTATTTTTTGCGCCCATTATTTTATCCAGGCATCGGTAACGAAGTCCTTCGATAGCTGTTCGGATTTCCTGGCCGAAGGCAAAATTAACGGCGTTTACTTTTGTGATAGGAACCATTTGTCCGCGTTTTTCCATATACGCCAGACGTAGAATTTTAACTTTCAAAATAGCCGCCTGACGTTCCGCTTCTGGTTTTAAAACAGTGTCCGAAGTTTCTTCCGGATCTTCGTCGTCTATATTTTCCAGATCGTCTTTTGATATTGAAGGAAGTTTTTCGTCTAGCACTTCCTGGACTACCTGGTCCGCAGTTTGTGCCGTAGCACGTTCTGGCTTCGCGACGCGTTTCGGCTTAGGTGGCTGTGGCGAATTTTTAACTTCTAGAACAGCTGCAGGTTTTCCGTCCTGGAATTCTGGAAGGATAGCTTTGCCCCATTCTGAAGAAGCTATTATCGGAATATATTTTTTGTCCGCCGTCAATCCATTAACAATCGAACCACGGTCGACGGCCTTACGAACTGCGCCTTCTGACTGTCCGACCATTTTAGCGAACTGGCGACCAGATACTGGTATTTTTAAATCCATAAAAAGTGCGCACAGTGACATAATGACGTGCGCACCAAATGTAGTAAATTTTTCTTTGTGCGTACTTAAAAATCACAAAACAAATTCCTACGCAGCGAACCCGCGCAGAATTTGTCGCCGACAGTTTTAACGAAACCGACAGAACTGTCGAAGTTATTTTCGCCACAGAAACTGCGGTCCGTACGTTCGACTGGGACG